ATTTCTGTACCAAAGAAAATATAATCGTTTGCCGTCGCGGGATCTAAATTTTCTGTGATAAATGGCGAAACTTTCCATTCTGAATTTATTGATAACATTTGTGCAATGTCACCATCTATTCTCGCAGACTGCCTATTGTTATCGAAAAATTGAGTGATACTGTAACCTTCCTTTAGCGCATTTTGTGATCCAGATGGTTGAATGGTGTTAGAAACTTCTTGGTTTAACAATCTTGATAAGAACCCTAATAACAATATGTTTGAGTTATCTTGGTATGATGTCGTGTCAAGTTGATCTGCGTAGTAACTTCCAAATGCAGGATTAGAACAAATTTCTTTAATAAAACTATCTCTTGGGCCCAAGTCGACTACAGTTGTTGGGAATTGTATTTGTTTTTTGTTATACCCTGGAGGAAACAAATTTAATAAAGATGCAGGGTACATGTTTGTTGAGGGTGGGTTTTTTCCAATGAATTCAGAAATTACATAGTTCCAAGGTGAGGATCTATAATAAAAATTGTTGGTTATATCATTATAAACTATTACGTCATCACAGTATGATTTATAAAATTGAGTGTTGTATAATGGTTGATTAGGGTCAAATCCAAATATTTTTCTAGTATTAAATGAGAACATGTATAACACCCCATTTACCCAGTTGTTTTGAAATACTTGAGCAAATACTCCTCGACAAAGAGCAAAATTCATTGTAAACCTAACCTTCCATTCGTAAAGTAATGCTAAATCTGATTGGAATGCTCCGTAGACTAAATATTTACGTTTTCTTATTGTAAACTTAATTCCAAGAATAGTTTTTGTAATTGGTGGGCCTAATGGATGATCTTTTTCGTTTAAAAGACAATAACAACCATTTACAACTATATTTGCCGGTACTGAACATTTACTGTAAGGTATTATACCCCAAGTATAACCATCACCGCTATAACAAGATAAAGGTACAATCCCTTCACATTGTAAAGTTTCTGTAAGTGCTGTTATAATGTTAGAAGTATCTAAACCTGATCCATCAATAATATCTCCACCAGTAGTGTACACCGACGCGTCTTCATCTTCAAAACCATAATAGAAAAAATTGTCGTTTTGATGTAAACCATAACCACTCTCAGCCGCGGTTCCGTTTTGTACTTTTGTTGATGTAGGAATTCTATCACTTCTCATCAAATGATAATTTCTTTGACTAAAATTCACAGGCGATGTGAGATAAACTTTGTAGTACGCAGCCGAATATAAGAAGTTTAATCTTGGGAATGGTAGTGGGGTATTTGAAAATGGGGGCCAAAAGTATTGTGTTTTGGTAAAATTTAAAAATCCGGGTAATGTCGAATAACCGAAATAATTAAGTGAAAATAGGTTTGCAGAATCTTGGTCATGATTTGTTCCAATAAAGGATCCCCCAACAAAATATGTTGTTGGTAATGGGGGAACAGGATTCCATGGAACTCCAAAATTACTATTTACCCAAATCATATTTTGTGAAATGAAACCCGTCGTGAATGAGTTAAAACCTCCAGGATTGTAAAGTTGCGAAAATGTGTTTCCAACATAAATTGAATCATCATCAGTTGACAAATAATAATATGGTAGGTTCGAAGTGAATCCAGTGTAGTTTGGATTTATGGCGGACTGAGGCGATACTGTAAATGATAATGATGGAAAATATAAATCATATCCATTATTATCAGGTGTATAATGAGTAATTGGGTTTTCTGAAGTGTTGGTCACAATACTCGGTGGGTATGCTTGTATTGGAACATTTGGGTAATATGGTCCAGCCACAACATTAGTGTTTGATGGATTACCAAAAATTGTTGAGAGATCGTATTGTATGTTTTGTGTTTGTGAGTGTGGATCTACACCTCTTGTACAAATTATAACTTCATAGTTTCCAAAATTTTGCATTAATTGTAATGCTGGTGTTGTGATGGTTTCTACAAAATAGTTTGTTCCTGGCGGATTTACTAAACCACAATTGGGTCTTAAATACTTTATTTGATGTAACAAATATCCTTTTGGAAATAAATTGGAGTTAAAGGTACTGGCCTGATTTAAAAAGTTAGTAACCGTAAGACCTGTGATTGCCTGAAAGTATTCCAAGTCGGTCGGAAATCTAAGATAAGATTGTTCATACCCATTGACGCCTGCCGTTGTGGGTCCATTGTTTGCTAAAGACACAACTTGGGTAACAGGATTTGCAGTCAAGAAAATGTTAGCAGTTGAGACTACCGATCCGTTTGGTACTAAAGGGTTTGCGTAGTTGATAGTTATACCAGTGGTTCCTGTAAATGTAACTCCTGTGATCGAGTTTGTTCCAAAATCATTAAAAGATGCCCCCGTAAGGTTAACCAATCTAATTGGTGAATTTAAATCAAAATAATCCGGATTTTGGAATGTGAATACTTTGCCTGGGGTTAATTGTTGTGAAACTTGTGGTTTTGCTAACATCACTATCACTTGGTCATCAAAAGGTTGTGATCCTACAATTTGTGGATTTACGGTGGTTTTTATTTTATTTACACCTGAAAAATACTTATCTCTAGTATTAAATTGATTTAATCTTTGTGGATAAGTCTCAGAAAGTGGAAATGCAAACCATCTTCTATCAGGATTAATACCAAAAGTTTGATTTGCTGCAAACAAGAAAGGTTGTGGAGCGTGTATTAAATCTTTCTCATTAATAGTCATTTTTATTGTATTCGAAGATGAAAGTATGTCATATCCTGAAAACAACCTTAAGTAATCTTGAGAGGCTCTAGCTGCGACGTTACCATCAATTGTTCCCTGTTGTAAAGAATATTCTATTGATTGGAAATCTGATAACGGAAACCCACAATAAAAAGGTCCGTCATTAACGTTTGTTGATCCCTGAGGATTTTGATAATAATTTGGGTGTGTTGAAGTATATGATCCAGAAATACCTACAGGGGCTAAGAATCCTGCGGAAATTGTCAATTGTATGTTGGTAGGGTTTGACAGAGTTTGGGAAGCTACTTCAGCGGCACTATTAATATCTCCTTGTACTGATTGTATATTAAAATTATCATCCAATTCTGCAGTTCCACATTGACATTCACATGCCGCACAATCTGGATAATTTATCATTGGTAGTGGTATCCTTGGAAAGAATGTTATCCTTCGAATAGCGTCTAGTAAAAACAACCCGAAGGCGGTAACAACAGCAATCATGAAAGCCGCTTGTCCTAATGCCGCAAGGAATAGTTGTAAACACGCAGCAGTCATGCTGGCACCTAATGCTGGGTTTACGGCTCCTATTCCAATAGCACTCTGCTGGCATTCCGAATAATCTTGGTATGCTAAATAAGCTTGATATCCTTGATATCCCACAAGAAAAATATAAAGTAATACTATTACGGCTTTAATATATGGCCACAACCAAGCTAAAAAATGTGCCAAAAACAATATGAGAATTGCCAATGGTAATATGATTATCATTAGTAAATTGAATACAAAAAATATCAAATCAAAGTTTCTTATAATATCGTTTACAGGAAATGTATTGTTTTCAGTTTTACAAGTTCTATTATCTATTTCTTTAATACCCAAATGTTTAGCTCTTCCTAACCCATTTTTATACCTGTCCAAAAATAATGCTGTTGTATAAACTTTGTTGTAATTAAATTGATAGAATGTATCTTCACAATCTATTGCCGACTGAAAATCGGCATAGTCATCCCAATCTAATGAAAATGCATATGACCTATAAAGGTTAAATTTATCTTGTGGTATTTCGTTAAAAGTAAATGTCTGTGGGTTTATACTCAAAGGAGTTCCTACAATGTAAACTTGGGAACCCGCTGGTAAAAAAATTGATTCGACTCCACCAAAATAAGGTTGAAATCCTGATCCAGTGTCGATCCATATCTCATAAGAGATGTTATTAGTTGCCAAAACAAATTGCCAACCAACACTGTTAGGTATAACAATTGTTGGTCCTGTTTGTGCTGGATATGGTGGTTGAATTGGAGGTGGTGATGGTATTGAGTAAGTAACTGTTTGACTTTGTAATGTCAGAGGGTCAACTCCTGAGTTTTGCCACCCATACTCTTTAATATTTGGCACTAAAAATGATGCTCTTTGATATTGACCACTATATTCATCATCTGATAAACCTACCTCTTTTTTCAGTTGTCCAATTTGTTGTTGGAATCTGTTGAGTGACAAAGTTTTTTCTTTGTTAATCCATCTAAACTTAAATCTGTATTTGCCTTTTGTTGGAATACCTTTCGATGGATCGTTAGATATTATCTGATCTCCAAACTCATTTGTTACTATGTAATCGAGATTCATTGGTACGCTAGCAACAAAAGTACCATTGTTGTCAATTATTTTTCCATCATTTTCAAAGACATATTCTTCTAAAACAGGTTTACCTGTTTGGTCTGAAAAAATTGTTTGTCGAATTGCTAAGATCTGTCCTGGTCCTGCAATTAACTCACAAAAGTTTCCCGTATCATTTTTTGGTCTACAAGCAATTGACAAAGAATCATCATCAGTTGTCGACACAAGAGATCCCATAAAAACAGCATAGGGTTTAATTACAATGTTTGCAAATTTTGTTAAATCAAAATCTAATCTAGTAATACCTAATTGACATAAATCTAAATCCCCCCATAGTGGTCTTACATCAACATTGAAATTTAAATTAACAATTTGTGGTAGAGAGTCTAAGTTGGTTGAAGTTTTAAATTGTGCACTATCCACTTGAGATTCGGTTGCAACACCTTCTTGAATCAAGTCTTGTGGTGAAAGTGAAAAACAACCAATGTCGGATAAATCAACATCCATTACAACTGTTTGTTCTCCAATCGGAACCCCAAAAATCATGAAGTCTCCACTTTCGTTTGTTTTTACTGTAAATCTATAATATCTGTCGTAAACCTCAACGTAGGATGAATTCATTAGAACATCATCCCTTGTTGGGAAAGTTCCTGTGGCTTGGTGTCCAATATAAGAAGGTTCTTCAGGTAATAAATTATATCTATAACCTTGTTCGTTTCTACTACTTAGATTTACGTAAGGATATAATTCGGCAATTACAGGATTATTTACATCTTCACCTTGTAATGGAATAAAAACAGATACTCTAGCATTTGGTACACCGTAACCGTTGTTTACACTTACACGCCCAACGATTACACCATAATCAGAACAATATCTTGTATAGAGATCATTTGTAAGAATTTTTAAAGATAATATTTCTATTAACTCAAAATCTTGTTCTAAATCTAAGTTTATGTATTTGTCAACCCCTACTTCAGTCCTTATTCTAATTGATTTTGGCATTACAATTTTCGTTTTTTGATAAATAGTTTATTTCCTATTTTCAAAAAGTAGGTCTGTAATTCAAAAAATAAATTACTAAGAAAAACTAACTGTCTTATAATTCAAGACTCTAACGTTGATATCTTTTTTTGGAAATCTAATTTGATAAATTTGAGATGGTTCGGCGTAAATAACGTCAGCATATAAGTATATCTCTTTTGTTACTGGATCTGAATATGTTTGTGAAGTTTCGAATGATGAATATTGTCCTCCAACTAAATTGAAAAACTTCATTTCAGAAATACTAATTACCCCGTTTTGAGATTGTATCAGTCTTCTTAGTTCTGAAACCACAACATTTTGTCCTAACTGTCTTGTTAGTGGGTTGAAATAGTTTGATATAATTTCAATGATTTTAGCTACCACAGCTCCTTGTGTTTGTGAGTTATCCAACACCACATCACACGAAACCGCTAAGTCTATTGGTTCAGCACTTTCAATTGAAATGTAGTCGTTGATCATCCGATAATTAGATAAGTAGTTAGCCACGTTTTGTTTCAAGGTGTTAGATATAACATCTGTTAAGTTTCCACTTGTATCAAAAGACAACATTTTAATTTTAACTTTGTTATTTTCTTCAACTATTGAAACTTTTGCTGGTGCACCAAATATAGACGGCATTGTTCTAATAACGGACTCATAATCATTTACGGTTACCGCTCTGTTTTGAGCGGCAAAGTTAAAGGATACCATTTGTCTGATATCTTCCGTAGTAGGTGCGTTTGCCCCTCCTATTGCGGCAGTTACGTTATTACATCTTAGACTGTTGATTACAGTTCTATTTATGGTTTCGGACGGACCATTCACAGAAAATACTACGGTACCGATTTGGTTTATTGCGTCAACACCAACATTTGTTGCTAATCCTCCTCCAACTCTATATTGAACGAATAATGTACTATTGGATTTAAGCGCACTTCCAAGTCCCAAGTTATTTATGTATCTTGATATATCCATTCCTTTTCCGTCTCTTGCGAACTCTCTTAGTTGTTCTTCAGCAGATACATTACCACCACCAAAAGTCATTTTTAAAAATCCTTCAGGAGTATATTCGGTTATAAACTTTTGAGAAGTTGATATGTACCTACCAACTTTTATTCCTGGTTGGTCAGAAGGTTTGGTTGGATCTTCAACAAAAACTCTATCCTCGACTAAGGCTTTCACTTCATACAATCTATCAGGACCTAATGTTATAAAATCTTGAGCGGGTGGAATTGTTGTATATTGTGTTCCATCTTTTAAAATCACACTGGTTACACCTAAAACATTTTTTTCAGGTAAAAATAATTGGAAATACGGTATAATGTCGTTGGGTGTGATAACTCTTTTGAAAACTTTTGTTAATCCATTAACAACAACCTCTCTTTTTTTAATTGTATAATTCAATAGGTTACCATTAGCATCAAAATTTGGGATTTTAAGTCTGTTTGGGGTTCCTTCAACGTTTATTGCTGAAGCAAAGTCAATAT